TGAGCGCGAGCAGCACCGCCGCGCAGACGAGCAGCAGCCAGGTGGTGGGGTGGGTTCGTTGTCGTTGCATGCGTGGGTCCTTTGCGTGGGGTGGTTGATGCCGGGGCTATGCGAGCGCCGGCGTGATGCCGGCGTGGGTGCCGGCGTGGGTGATCGTGATGACGCGGTTGAAGGCCTTGGCCGGCACGTGCGTCGACGTGTGCACCCAGCCGTCGCCGGTGTCGGGGTACTCGTCGATCAGCTGGCCGATCTGCAGCTCGTCGACCCGCGGCGCCAGCAGGCGGCAGATGTCGGTGGGCGAGCCGAACGCGCGCAGCACGCGCCAGTCGGCCGCGCGCGCGCGGATGTGGTCGCTGTCGTCCTTGGAGCCCACCGCCCGGTTGAGCAGCAGGCAGCGGTAGCCGCTCGAGAGGATGAGCGGGCAATCGCGCTTGAAGTGCGCCGACAGGTGGTCGCGGATGCGCTGCAGCAGCGCGCAGGTCTCGCGCGCGTTGGGCAGCAGCTCGAGCGGCACGCGGTTGTCGATCTGCAGCCGCGTGGCCGTGCTGCTGCGCTCGAACTCGGCCAGGCTGAAAGCCGGCGCGAGCATGACGCCGGCGGCGGTCATGTGCCCACCCGCACGCTGGTGTGCGACCACACAAACTCGCCCTGCGCGCCCACCGGCCGGTGCTTCCGACAGCCCACGCAATACGTGGCGCCGTAGAAGTACGGATCGCGCGCGTAGGTCTCGGCGAGCGCGCGGCCCATCGTGGTCTCGGCGCCGCAGCCCTTGCCCACCGCGTCGAGCTGCGCCTGCGTCCACGCGCGGCCGACGCACGGCGACTCGCTCTCGGGGTAGGCCTCGAACTTGACATAGCCCGGGCCGTGGCGCTCGGCCTCCTCGGCGGTGAGGTCACGCAGCGGGAAGCGCGGGCACGCGATGCCCACGTGCAGGTACGCGTTGCGCACCGGGCGCACGAAGCCTTTGGCGCGCTCCTCCTCGCTGAGCACGAGGTAGGCCGCGTTCTGCGGCACCGGCTTGTCGTCGCTGCCGTGGCCGAGGCGCGGGTCGTTGGGGTCGGTGGTGAGGCTCATTGCGGTTTGCTTTCGTCCGCGCTCAGCGTGGCGCTGGTCTTGGCGATCGCCTCGAGCGCCTTGACGTTGGCGGCGCCGGTGCCCACGGCGATGAGGCCACCCGGCGTGAGCGCGATGACGTCGGGCGAGTCGAACCCGGGCTTGGCGTTGGAGCGGCTGAAGCGATCGCCCCACGCACTGCGGTTGTCGCTGTCGGGGTTGAGCGTGCCGTCGCAGATGTCGCGCACGGCCTGCTCGACGCGCTCGCGTGCATCGTCGTCGCTGGCGCAGATGAACTGCCCAGCGAAATTGAGCGGCCGCAGGATGTCCGGAGTCTCGTCGAGCCGCACGTCGACCTCGGGGTTGATCGCGCCGACGAACAGCTCGTGCGTCGCGCCCTGCAGGTGGATCGTCGCCGGCGGCCAGCCCGGCACGTCGCGCAGCGATATGCAGTTGATGGCCACGCTCGGCCAGATGGGATGCGAATACGGCGCATGCGCCACCCAGCCGCACACGTTGAGCTCGAGCGGCGGCGCCTTGCCGTGCTGCGCCATCTGCTTGACCAGAATGGCGGCCAGGTCCATGCGCCAGGCGCGACCGTGCGTGCCGGTGTAGTCAGGCTTCTGCGGCGGCAGCGCACCTTGCTTGATCGGCGTGCTCACGCCTGCGGCTCCGTGTCGCCCGTGTCGCTCGGCGCGTCGGGCACCCACCACTGCAGCGCGAACGTGATGACGCCCTGGATCGCCATGCCGACCTCGGCCGGGATCTCGACCTTGGCGTAGGTGCGCGAGGCCCACGCCGCGATCACCACCACGAAGCCGGCAAACGCGCCGACAGCCACCTTGCGGGTTGGTTTCATCGTCTCGCCCCTTTCAGCGGATGAACTTGCTCCAGATCTCGAACTTGACGGCCGCCGCGCCGATCAGCGCCAGGCCGATCCACAGCACCAGGCGCCGCACGCCGCGGCCGATCTGCTGGTCGAGGTGGCGGCTCCACACCGCGATCACCTGGCCGGCCACGCGCTCGTCGGAGATGCGCTCGATGAGCTTCTCGGTCATGTGCTCGGCGATCGCCTCGGCGTCGTCGTCGGTGAGCACGCGGTGGCGCCGCTCGCCGTGCGGCCAGGCGTCGGGGGTGAGCGCGCCGTTCACGCTCAGAACGCCCGGCTCAGCGCCACGCCGTGGCGCCGCACCTCGATGAGGTAGCCGCCGGCCCACGCACCGAGCAGCGCGCCGGCGCACGTCACGCCCCAGTCGCGCGCCGAGAAGCCGGTGCGCCCGCGGTCGCCGATCTCCTTGGCCAGGCCGGCCAGGCAGCCGAGGCCAAAGCCCACGTCCTTGCGCTCGCTGGCCAGCGTGCCGAAGCCGCCGAGCACCGCGCCGCCGGCCAGGTGCATCACCTTGTCGGGCCCGGTCCAGCTGTCGCCGCCGGCCAGTGCAGACGTCTGCAATGCGGCGGCCAGCACGATCGCGGTCGTGATGTTTCTCAAGGCATGCCCCTTTGGGTGGTGGACAGCGGGCCGGAAAAGCCCTAACTTCGCGGCCGGGAGGACGGCCATGCGACCCGTTTTGATTGCTCTGCTCTGTGTGTTGGCTGCGTGTGGCGGCGGCGATGACGACCCGCCGCAGGAACAGCAGCAGCAATGCACGGCGCCGTTCGTGCTCGTCGACGGCGTCTGCAAACTGGCGGTTTCCTAGGTCGCCGGCTGCACGGGCCAAACCAGGTCGAACGGGAACCCCGGCTGCTCGGTGACGTCGCGCAGCGCCTGGCGATAGGTGCGCCAGGACTCCGGTACCGGCTGCTGTGTTTCGATGGCGCGCGCGACGACCCAGTCGCATTGCCTCATGAGCAGGTCGCGCTGCGCGCGCACGTCGCCTGCGCACTCGGTCGCCGTGACCCAACCTCGGTCGGGGCCGCACCACCGCGCATCGACGCTCGGCTTGGGCGGGTCGCACCGCACCACGTTTCCGTCGGCCGACACGCGCCACATGCGCCAATGGAAGTCGGCCGGCAATCTGTCGTCGGCGATGGATGCGAGCCCATCCGGCGCCGCGCTCGCCTTGCCGCGCATGCCGGTGAACTCGCCCGTGGCCGGGTCGAAATAGTGAAACCTCATTTCTTCAACACCGCCAACCGCGCGATCGCCGCCTGGTACTGCAGCGTGGCCGAGTTGCCGGCGACACCGCTGCTCGTCACGCGGCCGGTGAACGTGACCGACAGCGTTGCGCCCGAAGCCACCGACACCTGGCGCACCTCAGAGAACCCGCGCGGAAAGGTCGACGAACTGTTCGCCTCGTTGAAGTGCAGCATGTCGGACGACGACGACGGCGTGCCGCCGGTCCATGTGAGCAGGAACTGCGCATCGGCCGACCCGCCCGATTTCGTGACGTAGCCTTGCGCAATCGCCTCGATCTGCACCTCGCGCGCGGCGCCGGTGTCGTTCACCCATGACAGGCTCGCCAGCGTCACCGAATTCAGCGCGAATACATTGCCGCCCGGGATCGTCGCCGTGACGCTGCTGTCGGCGTGCTCGGCAAAGTCGGTGTACGTGGCCGCCTCGTCGGCAATGATCGGCGTGGTCACCACCCCCGGCAGCAGCTCGTCGGCGCGCGGCGCGTAGGCAGTGGGCACGCCTAACTCGAACTGGATCGCATCGGCCACGAAGTCCGTGTTACCCGAGCTGCTCGGCCGCTTGCACGCAAACACGTACAGGTTCACCGTTTCCGCGGTGGCGGGGATGGTGGTCGAACCGAGGTAGCGCGCCAGCGGCGTGCCGCCGATCGACGGCTGCAGCCCGTCGATGCGCCGGGAGCCCACGATCGACGCGGAGCTGTTCAAGAAGTCCGCGTACAGCGTCACCGTCGCGCCGGCCCAGCTGCAATACAGGTAGCCGCTGATGCTCGCCAGTTGGCCGGCGAGTTGGCGCACGTCGATGTTGCGATAGAACCCAATGCGGTCGCCGTCGGCCGTGCCGAGGTTGGTGCCGTTGACCTTCTGCGCCTTGCTGCCGCCCAGACCGGTGGTCGACAGGATGCTGTAGGTCACGGTGCCGGTGGTGCCGGCGCTGTACGCTGACCACCCATCGGCCAAGCCGTTGCCATCGCTGTCGACCTCGAACCCCGAGTTGGGCACGATGTTGCCGCCGCCGAGCGCCTCCAGCTCGTTCACGCCCGCCAGCTCTCGGTACGCTCGCATCAACCCTGTGGGCGTGTACGTGTGCGCCGACACGCTGGCCAGGCTCTGCTGCGCGGCACCGTAGATGTTGAAGCTGCACAGCTTGACGTAGACCGTCTGGCCGACGATCGATGCATCGAGCCCGCTGATCTGCGCGATGCGCTCGTCCACGCGCACGAACGGGTCGCCGCTGGAATGCGCCAGCGCCGGCATGCCGTAGGCGCTGTGCACCACGCTGCCGAGCGTGTAGGCGCCGGCGCCGGTGAGCGTGGCGGTCTGGTACGCCAGGTACTCCGGGTTCGCGCCGCCCACGTAGCACAGCGTGGTGTAGGCCGCGGCGTCGGCCGCACTCACCCCGATGAGCTGCTCGTTGCCTAGCCCCTGCACGGCGATGCTGCTGGCGCCGGCGCTGGCGTTGGCGCTCAGCGTGCCCGCGCGTGCGTTGCCGTACACCACGGCAGCTTGGCTGTAGTTGGTGCCGTCGAGGCTGATCCACACCTGCGCGCCGCCCCAGTAGGCACCCGCGCCCTTCACGGCGATCCCCAGGCTGATCTTTCGGGTGACCGGGTCGATCGCGGTCTCGAAGATCACCGGCGTGCTGGCGTTGCCGGGGTCCGCGTTGTAGTCGTGCTGGAAGCCGAGCGAGCCCTGCAGCGGGTAGGCCACCGCGGCGCCGTTGGCGGCCGGGTATTCCTCGGTCACCACGGTGAGCTCGCCGTCCTCGTTCTCGTCGATGCCCATGATGATCGAGCCGGCGGCGCTCAGGCCCAGGCCCGCATCGGTGTGGGTGACGATGTCGCCCACCTCGAGCAGCGCAAAGTGCCACGGCAGGTCGCACTCCCACTCGCGGCCCACGTTGAGCGCGCGCTGCTTGAGCAGGTGCGCCACCTGCTGCGCCACCGCGCCCTCGCAGATCCAGCTCTTGCAGTCGACGATGTCGCGGCTGCGCAGGCCGCTGGCCTCGATGTCGGCCTGGTCCTTGGCCTCGGCGATCGCGGGCGCGTACTGGTTGCTGCGGTCGCGGTACTCCACGCGCACGTGGTTCCAGCGGTCGGCCGGGCTCTTGGTGCGTTGGCGCAAGGGCACGTCGCCGTCTTTCTCGGCGAGGTAGGTGTTGTCGTCGAGCGCGTACTGCGCGGTCACGCTGGGCGTGTAGGTGCGGCCGTTGCCGGTGGCGCCGGTGTCGGCCAGCGGCACCATGCGGATGCGCCCGGCGTGCGGCGCGATGATGGTGTTGGTGAGGTCGGCCGCCATCTGCAGCACGTCGGCGGCCTTCTGCTGCTCGGTGAGCGCGGGGCTCACGAGCAAGCCGTTGGCCACGCAGAAGTCGCTCCACTGGCTCCACGCGTCGAGCTTGCCGCCGGGATAGTTGGCGCCGGCGTGCGCACCCGCGAGGAGATCTCGCATCATCACCGAGGGGTCCACGTCGGGCTGGCTCGTGCCCAGGTGGTAGGCCATGGGGCCCACGACCTCGAAGGTGTGGTTCTCCACCTGCGCGCCGGTGCCGAGGTCGTAGTCGGTGGCGGCCACAAGCCCCAAGCCGCTGTAGCCCAGGCTCTGCGGCGGCGAGGTGAAGCCGGCCAGGCCGCTCCACGCCGCCTGGTTGAGATCGCCGGAGATGAAGGTGAGGCCGAGCTCGCTGAGCGCGGTGTGCGTGATGGTGCTCGAGGCCCACTGGTACTGGATGTTCAGCAGCTTGCCGCGCCAGTAGTCGTTGAGGATGGTGAGCACGCCGGCGGCCACGGTGTAGTCGAGCCCGGGCTGCAGCGTGAAGTGAAACGGGTCGGGCGGAACGGAGCCGTCGTCGTACCAGACCTCGGTGGTGGTGAGGTAGGCCGCGGCGTGCGCGGTGGCGTAGGTCATGGCGCCGCTGCCCGGCGGCGTGTAGGTCTCCAGCGCGTTGGCGATCTGCGTGGGCACCACGCC